AAACAGGTGTTCCTCGGCTTGCTACTTATACAGAGAATCAGGCAATGACAAAATTAGAAGATGAGTGGCAATTTACAGAAAATGGACATGAAGATTATCGAACTGTCGGTGAATCTATACTTAAAAAATTTGGAGCCGTGGGTTAAATGGCAGAAACTAAAGTAAATACTGAACCAGTACCTGATGAGTTAAAAACTTTTGATTTGCGTACAGGTTATTCAGATTCTGGCGGAGATGATTCTGTTAGAGAAGTCCAACAGCAATTGTTAGATGCTGGGTTTGATGTAGGTAATACTGGAACTGATGGTAAGTGGGGGCCGAATACTCAAGCTGCTTGGGATGCTTACGAAACTGAACGAAATAATATTATCGAAGCTGGAAAAAATAATACGGAACTTGAAAAACGAGATGATGATAAATTAGATAAAGATGAAAATAACAAGTCTCGATTAAGTGATTCAGAGTATCAGTCTTTGCAATCACAGATTAAATTATTGCAATCTGGTACTGAGCTTGCTGCGTTAAAGAAAACAACTGAAGCTCGTAGTGTGTTTAAAACTCTTTTAACTAACTTTGGGATTGCTGGTGATATAAAAGACGCAACTACTGGGTTAACGTTAATAGAATTTTTAGATCAAGAAATTATAGATGGCGCATCTGAAATTACAATCACTCAAAAACTGAGAGAGCATTCAGCGTATGCTGCACGTTTCCCTTATATGACTACTCGTAGAGAAAATGGTTACAACGCTATTAGTGAATATGAAGGGTTAGCTTTAGAAGATAGTATTCAAAGTCTTGCTAGAGAATATGGTATAGATGCAACATTATTTGATACGCCTGCAGAAGTAGCTGAAATTATTGCTAACGATATTTCAGTTATAGAATTAGGTACACGTTTTGCTGCTGCTGCTGAAGCAGCTTCATATGCTGATACTGAAATTTCTAATCAACTTTTGATACAGCATGGTATTAATCAAAATGATTTGATTGCGTACTATCTAGATCCAGAAAAAACTGTAAATAGTTTAACTGTACAAAATGAAATGAATACAGCAAAGATTGGTGCAGGAGCAAAAGCTGCATTTGGTACTGCCACTGGTAAAAGTATTTCTCAACAGTTATCTGATATAGACATTCAAGCTAGAGAAGTACAAGCTATGGGATCTAAAAAAGGTTTGCTTCAAACAATCGGAAATGAATCTTCGCTAAGTGTTGATTCATTAGCTGAAGGTATTTGGAGTCTTGACGATCAAGCTGTTAATGCTATTGATAAACGTTTGAATAATCGTACCTCTAGGTTTAGAGGTACTGGCAGTTTAGCTGGTGGCGCTGCTGGCATTAGTGGATTCGGTACTGCGACTTAACCTTGACATAAACTTTTAGTTGTGCTTAAATAGTTATTGTTAATCGGCCCGGAAACGGTGAGCCGTTTTTCATTCCATCCAACGTACCACCGCTGAGGATGCGTAGAACAGGTGAGAACATATGACAGATTCCGACTCCAATAAAAATGAAGTCGCTGCCAGTATAAACGATCTTCCTAAATGGCGACGTGAAATGGAAGCAAAAGCAAATGCAAACAGTGAACGTGCAGATGCTGCTGAAGCCAAATTGCAAGCCTATGAGAGAAATGATTTGTTTCGTTCAGCAGGGTTAGACCCCTCTAGCAAGCGAGATCAAATGCTTATTAAATCTTACGAAGGTGAAATGTCTGTTGAAGCAATCCGTATGGAAGCTACAGCAGTAGGATTTTTAGGACAAGAAAGTTCTGAAATGTCTAGTCACCAGGCTGAGACTCTCAACGCTGAGCAGCGTATAGCTGCTTCAAGCGAAGGAGGAGAACCTTATGTCGCTCCTGATTTTGAACAGCGAATGTTACAAACCAATAGTCTCGAAGAGCTTCGTGCTCTTTGGGAAGGTGAAGGACATTTGTGGGGTGCAGCAATTTAATTTTTGTATGGGGTCCTTAACTTAGGACTATTTAATTATGGCAATGATCCCACCACTTACCCCAGTTAACCCGACTGGAACAGTAGCTTTAGCTGATTCAGTTAAAACTGCTTACAGCCTAACGGCTAACTTTGCACTTCGATCAAATCCTCTTTTTGAAATGATTGCTGACGTGCGTTCTACTAACCAGACCCATAGTGGTTCTGGTGTCCAATTTACTTTTTATACTGACATGACTCAAGCTACAGCTAATCTTTCTGAAGTTGTTGATGTTACTCCAGTTGTTCTTGCAGATAGTGCATTAGACGTTACTCTTAAAGAGTATGGTAACGCTGTTTTAACTACGGCTAAAGTACGTGGTACTTCGTTCCTTAACGTTGACGCTGATGCAGCGTCTCTTGTTTCTTGGAACATGGTTGATTCAATGGATAAAGTTGTTTCAGACATTGCAAATGGAACAAGAGCTACAGCTAATGTAACTCGTGTTGGCGGCGGTGCTGCTCGTGTTAATATTGGTGCAGCTAACAAATACAGTGCAGCAGAAGGACGTAAAGCTGTAGCACAATTGCGTACACGTAACGCTCCGGGTTGGACAAACAATAACTACATGGCGATTGTTCATCCAAACGTTTCATACGATCTTCGTAGTGACGTTGCTGTGACTGACGTTATTAACTACCAGTTGTACCAAGATGGAGCGCCAATTAAGGCAGGTTCTATTGGTACATTTAATGGTATTGACTACATTGAAAACCCACGAGCAGCAGTTTTTGCTGGTGCTGGTGCTGGTGGTATTGACGTTTATGCAACACTTGTTGTTGGCCGTCAATATCTTGCAAAAGCTCATAGCCGTGCACCTGGATTTGGTCCAGATCCTAAAATTGTGTTTGGTCCTGTAACTGATGTACTGCAACGTTTCAACCCAATTGGTTGGTATCACCTTGTTGGTTACGGTGTTTTCCGTGAAGCATGTGCACAGAGAATAGAAAGCACATCTAGTCTTACCTAGTTGACAGGTGTAGGGGGGGCCAGGTTTTTCCCCTTTCCCCGGTCCCCCCTGCTTATCTGCTACACTTTTTGTTATGCCTCAAGTAAATGGAAAGTCATACCCTTATACCCCTGCGGGAAAAAAGGCTGCTGCTAAAGCGGCTGGAAGTAAGAAGAGGAAGAATGCAAAAACCAAACGGTAATGTAACAATAAAGCCAAAGCCTATTCAAGGAACAGGTACTACTAATGGCTAGTGGTCTATACAGCAACACGTTAAATAAAGTAATGAATAACACTCTTGCAACTAACTTCAATTCACAAACTTTCAATTGTATGTTAGTTACTGCTGGTTATACACCTCAGTTAGATACCGATACAGGTAGAGCAGATGTAAGTAATGAAGTATCTCCTGGTTCTGGCTATCTTCAATATGGTAAAGCTTTAACAGGAGTTTTGTTAAGCGTTACAACTGATGGCAGTTCTATAATTACTTGGAATGCTGACGATATAACTTGGGCTTCCTCAACTATTACTGGTGCTGCTGGTGCAGTTATTTTTGATAACACTACAGCTAATTATCCTTTAGTTGCTTACATAGATTTTGCTGGATCGTTTAGCACTACGTCAGGTACATTTGAAATTCAGTGGAATCCTTCTGGAATATTCACTCTTGATTTGAAGCCATAGGAGAGATATGCCTACATCAAACTATCCAACGTCACTAGATGATACTAATACTCAGGTAACCCCTACGTCTTCAACAGATCTGGATGCTGGTGGGTTTGAACATGATCTTGTTCATGGCGCTGCGTCTACTGCGCTTATTGCGTTGCAAACAAAATTGGGGATTAGTGCTACACCTGCTGCAAGCGCAGCGGTTAATACAGTTTTGACTCATACTGGTAGTGGTACTACTGCTTGGGTTGCGGCTGCCGAATCAGATCCGATCCCCTTAATTTTAGCATTGTCATAGGAGTATAGAATATGGCTAATACATTCAAAAACGGACGGGCGGCAGCAACAGCGTCGCTTGCTACTGTTTATACTGTTCCTGCGTCTACAACTTCTATTGTGTTGTTGGCTCAGGCTACTAACGTAGGAAGTGGCGCTCAGGCTGTCACGTTCTGTTGGTATGATGCGTCTGGTACAGTTAAAACTGAGTTAGTTAAACTGTTATCTGTCCCTGAGAAAGCTGCTGTTGGCCTTATTGCTGGCAAGCTTGTGCTTGAAGCAGGAGATTATATGCAGGTTTCAGCAGGAGCCGTTTCTGTTATAGAACTGTCGATTTCTGTATTAGAAATTACCTGATCTGTGACGGGTATAGAAGCGGGTAAAACGTGGAGTAGGATTGGGCCAGAAGTGGCACCAACTGCTAGTGTTGCGTCTGGGGTGTGGACGCTTAACGAAGTTGCAGAGAATCAAGCTAAATGGCCTCAACCTCCAACAGGTTTTTTGGCTTACACTAACTTTGGTACCTTTGGCGTACAAGCAGATACTTATATAAGTAAAGGACCTCTTCGCCCTAAAGGAGGATCTGATCTTTATTTTGCTTCTCGTACAAATGTTGCTTTTAATGGTACTTCTAATACTGCTGCCGTGTTTGGAAAGTATGTTAAGTCAGGTAAAGATGCTCCGACTAGTCTAAATCTTCAACATGCTGTAAGTTGGACTGGCACAGATTCGGCTGGTAGCAATTACTACTCCGCCAACATGGACTCTATGCAAAACCTGATGGTTGATTCTACTAACGGCGATCTGTATGCAGTTTCTGATGGTAGTTATTACCCTACTAAAAATAATGGAAGTAGATATTGGACTTTATTTAAGTGGAATAGTTCTGGTGCTTTGCAAACTTATTGGGGAGTTAACTCTTCTTCTACTTACAGAAACAAAAATGACCCTGTAGGCCGTGGCACTAATCAATTAGCTGGTACAAACTTTTATTCAATAGGTTCTAGCCCAAACGATAATGGTATGACTTATCTTCAATGTCTTGCGACAATGGGTTATTACGGATCTAATCAATGGCAGACTGCTTGGTGTTTCCCTAGATTTGGTAGTAGCGCTGATCTTTTAGGCACATACTCGTTGACTGCTATAAGTACTAATATTGCCAGCGCCACACAATCTACTAATGACGGTTATCTTGAACCTGCTGATTCTGGTCACCATTTTTTTTGTGCTGGCTGGTATGAACCTAACGCTCCATATTCGGGTAGAACTAGTGTTATTATTAACAAAATAAAAAACAGTGACAACACTATTGGATGGAATCAGTATTCTTCTATAGTAGCTAGACCAGGTGGGTCTGGAGTAGGTAACGGTACTGTTGCCGAGAGTTATCCTGCAGGAGCAGCGGCTGATACTTCTGGTAATTGTTATGCTGGTATCAATTATGTTAGTACTCTTCCTAATGGAGACAGCAGAGGGATAGGTAACATTTTTAAATTTAATACTAGCGGTGCTGTTCAATGGCAGTATGCGTTGCGTCCTTATAATGGATCTGCTGCAGGCCCAGCCATTAGTATTCGCAGTATTTGTTTAGGTGACGATAACGATTTGTATTTTACTGCTGATCAAACTGACGCTATTGATTTAACTAACACTACTAACTGCGCTACG